TAATAACAAAGTTTACAACATTTGTCAACCATTATTTGTAAAATAATAAACTTATAAATAAATGTTACAGTCGTGACACACAATTGTCACACAAATGACACATATGAAAAAACTAGACAAATTGATGAAAAGTGGTAGAATTGATAAGATATGGTCTGGTATTGATACTGAGTTTAAACCATGGGAATGGAATACTAGTGTCTACATGATACCTTCATTATTTCTTTGTAGTCTCGTACTACTGTCATTGATATTTTAAAGAAAAAGGGCAGATGTTAAGTCTGCCCTTGTTCTGATAGCAAGTTATCTATTAAGCAACATGTTTTACACCGCGATAATTTAATTCGCTAGTGGACGTGTTGTCTTTAGATACTTCCGCATCGTGTTTAGTTCCTCTGTAAATACCTGCTTTTGGAGAATTTTTCTCTTTAGCAACATTTTCAGGAGTAACTTTGATACCTCTGTAATAAGACATGTGTATCCCTCCAGTTTTCTAATCGATTTCGTACATACAACTTTCGTTGTACACCCTTCTCATAGCGTTCCTTCGGTCGATTGTCGGTCTCGTTCAGCACTGGAATTTATTGACCCATAAGTGCTTACTTGCTTGCCTTTCTTTATGAAAAAGAAAGAGGTTTTCCTATCTTCCTACTTCCGTCTTAGTAGTCAATAATACTAAGATGAACGTATGTATATTTCTATACACTAGTATTTATAAAAAATACAACCTCTACATTTAAGGTAAGGGAAGAGTTAATGTTCGTCTCTTCCCTTATAGAGGTAATGTGACCTTTCTCATATTCACATGGGTGTTCAGTAACCAACTCTATTCTGATTTCACTTTAGTCGAATAGTGACTATGTGCTAGATAATTAAAGACTATCTAATGCCTCTATTTCCCCTAAGGAAAGTATTCTTAAATTCTTCGTTTTCTCTTTTCTGTCTACGAATTGCTTTATCTTTTAGCAATCTACGTTTCTCTCTACGAGTAACAAAAAATTCTCTTTTCTTAATGTCTTCAATAACACCAGCAGTTTTAACTTTCTTTTTAAATCTTCTGAGTGCTTGGTCGACATTGCCATCACGAACATATACAGTTAAACCAGTATCTTTTGGTCCATCGTATCTTCGTTTCTTCGGTCTCTGTGGACGTCTGTTATAGTTATTTTTTCTCATTGTTTAGTATTATACTTGACTAAACAAAAAATGTCAAGAACTATTTTGTTGTGTATGGCCCGTAAGTGGCAGATTTCTTTTTACTATATCTGATATCTGCCCAGACCCACTCTGAGGGAGTTACTTTGACTTTCTCAAAAGTTCTGTATCTCTTATCAAACTTTTTGATAGGAGTAGCAAAACGTCTTGCTCTAGTCTCACCCTCTCTAATAAAAGCGACTAACTGGCCTTTCTCATTTAGAATGTAAGTGTTATTAGGAGTTTCGTATTCACCCCAATCAGTAGTTTCTTTTAGAAATGTAAGATTATTCATATTGTTATGATAACAAGTTCAACAACAATTGTCAAGTAAAATATTTTAAAAAAAATGGTTGACAAAAGTTGCCGAACCTATTATAATACTTGTATTGAGAATGAGAAAGAGAGGTAAATTTCTAAAATAAAGTAACGGCGTAAAGTCAAAAGTCGATAGACAATCACCCCCGGTGAGGTAGACCAGAAAGTTCGCAACTTTCCCTTGACCGGGGTTTTTTTTATAAATAACATTGGTCTCTTAGTTTAATGGTAGAACTTGTCTCTGTCTAAGACGAAGTAGGGGTTCGATTCCCCTAGAGACCGCCAAAATCAATATTATATAAATAGTAGTATGGCATATAGTAGTAAAGTAGTAGACAGATTTGAATCTGTATTAAAGAACCCAGAAAAACATGCGGTGGGTAGATTTGACCCAAATGACCCTAATGTTGCGACTGGTTTAGTTGGAGCACCAGCGTGTGGTGATGTCATGAAATTAGATATCAAACTTAATCCAGAAACAGACGTAATTGAAGATGTTAAGTTTAAAACATATGGGTGTGGTAGTGCAATAGCATCATCAACAATGTTTGTTGAAATGCTCAAAGGTAAAACAATTGAAGAGGCAAAACAAATAAAAGATAAAGAGATTGCAGAAGCATTAGAATTACCACCTATCAAATTACATTGTTCTGTACTTGCAGAAGAAGGTATTAAGAAAGCAGTTGAAAATTGGGAAGAAAAAAGTAAACATAGAAAACACAACCAATGGGAAGACCCGAATGGATATGGATATTGAGTTAACAGATGGAGCGATATCTAAAGCGATTGAGAGAACGGAGAATAGCAATCGAAGTGGTATTCGTCTTGGTGTTACTGCTGGTGGGTGTGCTGGGTACGAGTATTATATTAAGTATGTTGAGTCCACTACTGAAAGCGATATTATTCTAGACTACGGAAAGTTCAATATAGTAGTAGATAAACTTTCAATACCATTTCTTCAAGGTTCTACTTTAGATTGGATTGTTGATGGTGTTAACGAATACTTTAAGATAATAAACCCTAACGAAGAAGCATCATGTGGGTGTGGAGTCTCTGTACAGTTCTAAAAAACTTAGTTTGTATATATACTATAGACTAGAGACTTATCCGGGGGTTCTGTATACCTAAGTTAAGAAGTCTTTTAAATCAGAATCAACATTTACAGCACGTCTCTTTCTTGTCTTCTTTTTTTCTTCTGTAACAATATCTTTCCAATATAAATCATTTGCTCTTACGCCATCAATTCTTGAACGAAGATTATCAACGAATGCCATTGCTTCATCACTAGGCGTATCGCCATCTTGATTGTCAACTAGTTCGTCTATACCAACGTTAGCGATATACTTTAACTTAATGTCTTGTTGTTTCTTTTCTTTTTCAATTCTACGTAGAAATGCATACCAAGATATCTGAGTAAAGTATGCAAATGCATTTGGTGTACCAGTTCTTGTTGCAGTTTTAATATCATAGTTCTTAATTGCTTTTAAACAATTTTCTACAGCGTCCATTACCATTTCTTCTCGATAAGTATATCTTATAAAGTTTGATTTGTGTGATAAACCTTCAGCAATCTTAAGAAAACATTCTGCAATGTAATTTGGAACAATTGGTACTTTTTTAGATTTTTGTTTCTTTGCCTTCTCTGCGACTTGACAATAATCAACTACTGCTAATGAAAAATCTTTATTGTTTACATAGTGTGGTTTTTCTTGTGGTTTTAATTTTTTCTCTGTCATAATATATCCATATTTAATTGTTGTGTATTATACTCTATATTACATATTTAGTCAATCTTTAAAATAATGGTTGACAATTTATGTTCTGTGTGGTATAATCTTAAAGTTCTCCGGGGCGCTGAATATCAATGAATCGTATCGTCCTTTTCATCGTTAGGAAATAATTCAATTACATTGTCTTCAAATTGTTTTTTGGCACCATCCATAGTATTTAATAAATCATCTATCACTTCTGATATCGGTTTTTGTGGTTTTTGCTCTGCTCTTTTTGTAAACTCTTCAATTCTTTTTTTAGTTTCTGCTTGTCTATCATTATGAAGTTCTTGCATATCTAGAATAGCATCTTCCCATTGTATAACTAAATAATCTGGAGGTGTTGCCATACCAACAATGTGATTTCTATCTAATGTCATAACGTCTGTAAGATTTTCTTGATATACCATCCATGGGCGAAGCGAATAAAAAGGTATACCAGTTTTAGTTTTAGTGTAAACTAATTTGGCCGCTTTACGAATAATTATTTCGTCTTCGAATCCTTCTTCATCATACCACTCAACCACTTCGCACAAGAGTTCTTCTCCTGTGTCTAACTTAAAATGTTTTACTTCCATAATACTATTTATCACCTTTTAAATTAATAGGAATAATTTTATATGGAAATTGTTCTTTCGCATATATCTTTATTCTTTCTCCACTATGTCTCAATGTAAAGTTCTTATGTGACTTGACATGCATATCATCTGCTATATCATATAAAGTTGTATTACTGCCATCATCTGATTGTCGTAAACCCCGACCAATCGACTGTAATACTTTTATTTGACTTTTACTTGGACTTGCAAAGACAATGTTGTGTAAGTTCTTTATATTTATACCTGTACTAAATGTCCCTAATGATGCGACAATTATTGCATTCTTTTGTGTTTCAACGATACCTCTTATCTGCTCTCTATCTTTTGCATCTACTTCACCAGATACATAAAAAACTTTTCGATTTTTTTCTGCATCATCTTTAATTATTTCAAAAAGTTCTTTACCATGCTTTTCAACAAACTGAAACAGGACTAATGTATTACCTTCTAAATCTAACGTCATGTTCTTAATAAAGTTATTACGTTTTTCATGACGTACAATATAATCAATCTCATCTTGATATGTCTTGCCTTTCATCATGTGGCATACATCATTATGATATCTTAATAGTAAGACGTTAATATCTAAACCAGCAAGAGTACCACGAACTTGTAAATCACGTGTTGCGATGACTTTATGAGTTATACCAAATAAACCTTCAAGTACTAGTTTATTTGTTTCTGTCCCATCTAAAGTACCTGTAGTACCAAAACGATACTCAGCATTCTTACATTTGTTCATTACACCAGTCAATGACTTCGCTTTAAATAAATGAACTTCATCGCCAAAGACAGCACCAAACTGCTCAAACCAATCAAACTTAAGACGATAGATAGATTGCCACGTAGATATAATGATACGTTTATCTGTTATCTTATCTTTACCAGAATAGATACGATGTACTTCATTGTCAACATCAAACCCATATTCATAAAAGTCTTTATATAATTGTTCTACTAAACTTGTTGTCGGAACAATAACTAACATCTTCTTATCATGATTGTCAGCATACCAGCGTAGCAGATTATAAATGATAAATGATTTACCACTACCAGTCGGTGACAATAATAAACATCTTTTGTTTTCGATACCATGTGAGATTGCATCGTATTGATAATCTCTTATCTCAAAAGGCGCATCGAGACTATCAAGATACTTTATTAAAGACTTATGTTGTATTTTGTTTTTTACTTCGGGGTGTCCATACTCGTCATTGTCGACAAGTTGAATTGGGTACATTCTATCAAGAGCAAACTTCTTTATATGTGGATATAAACCGACATTTAACTCACGTGTCATTTGATTAAATAATCTTATTTTACCATCCCACACTTTACGTTTAAATGCTGGCATATATCTATGCCCAGGGACAAAGAATGAAAAGTATTCAGATAGTTCTTTGAGTTGATGCCCTTCGGCATCTACCAACATCATCGAGTGGTCTTTTAGACCTATCTCTATTGTGTTTGCGGGTCGCATTAAATACCAGTTTCGAACTGTCTCCACTTAATCATGTTCGATATCGTTTGATGTCGCCATGTAAGATTGTTAACTATTTCAGTTAGCGTATCAATAGTTGTTTGTAAATACTGTATTCTCAGTTCAGAATCTTGAATTTCTTTATCAGTATCATACCAATTTTCTTTCTGACCTTTTGTTGTGATAACAAGTCCATCATAAGGGTCTGCTTTCCAACCTCGTGATTCTATATCTTCTTGTGGCATTTTACCTTCATAATATAACCATTTTTCTTTTAACAGATTCTTTTGTTCGAATTCTGCTTTCTTCATACGTAGTTTAGTAAGTGAGAGATATTCTAAATATTTTGAGTGTAATGCTGGTGTAATTCTAGATACTTCGTCTAGTTGATTCTTTGATATTTGTGAATCTTCTTTCCACTCAGCAAGTATTGATTCTAAATTTATCATGATATATTTCCTATAAACTGCTTATTATACAGTATTAGGCAGATTATGTAAAGTATTTTTTTAATACTGCTAGTCTATCTTCGTAGTTTGCAACCTTGTCTAATTCACCTTCTATTGTAATTATCAAGTCACCATGTTCAGCAAGACCTACATTTTTTTCTGTTAAGACACGAACATTCATTTTGTGTCTTTCTATCCCTGCTTCACATT